GTTCAGGGGCAGAGCACCTATGCACTCCCCAACGACACCGTTGACTTGTTGGAGCATGTCATCCGCACACAGGCGGGGCAGCAATCCAACCAAGCCGACCTGACAATTACCCGCATCAGCGTTTCGACCTATGCGACTCTCCCAAACAAACTTCAGCAAGCTCGTCCGATTCAGGTTTGGGTACAGCGCCTTGATGGTCAAACGGCAGCGGCAATCACGACTCTTGCGTCTGGCATTTCGGCTACAGACTCAACTATCTCGTTGACATCCACTCTGGGCATGCCAGCAGCGGGTTTTGTGAAAATTGGCAACGAGACCATCAACTACACCTCAATCAGCGGTAACGACCTGATTAGCTGCTTCCGTGGGCAAAACGGCACAACTGCCGCTTCTCATTTGGCAGCAGCCCCTGTATCCGTGCAGAGTCTGCCAGCCGTGACTGTGTGGCCCACACCTGATGCAGCCCAGAGCTATCAGTTCGTTTACTGGCGTCTACGCCGCACCCAAGATGCGGGCGGTGGTGTGAACGTGATGGACGTGCCTTTCCGATTCATCCCCTGCATGGCTGCCGGTTTGGCGTACTACATTGCAGGCAAGATTCCCGAGGGCGCCGAGCGCTTGGTGATGCTCAAGCAACAGTACGATGAGGCTTGGGAGTTGGCGGCTTATGAAGATCATGAGAAGGCAGCGATTCGCTTCGTGCCACGCCAACAGTACATCGGGGGTGCGATGTAATGGCTAACCGGTTTGCTTCCGGTAAGTATGCGATTGCGCAGTGTGATCGTTGTGACGCTCGCTTCAAACTGAAGCAGCTCAAGCGCGAGATCATCAAGACCAAGAACTATGAACTCTTGGTTTGTCCAGAGTGCTGGGACCCCGACCAACCTCAACTTCAACTGGGTATGTATCCGGTTGATGACCCACAAGGTTTGCGTAACCCACGCCCTGATCGCAGCTACATTACATCTGGTACAACCGGACTTCAGATCATCAACAGCAACAGCACCGACGTTCTCGCTCAAGGTTACCAAGGCGAAGGCAGTCGAGACATTCAATGGGGGTGGAACCCTGTGGGTGGCGCGAGCTTAGACGATGACGGATTAACGCCGAACTACTTGGCTTTAGTCGTGGAAATTGGTACAGTCACTATTGCAACGACATAAGGAGTCCCCCATGGACAAGAAAGACCTCGCACAAGATAAAAAGACCGCTGCAAAGGCCGTGCACAAGCACGAGAAAGCCATGCACCCCGGTAAGCCTATGACCAAGATGAAGGCCGGTGGTAAGACCAACGCCGACATGCTCAAGTATGGTCGCAACATGGCCAAGGTCATGAACCAACGCAGCACCGGTCGCAAAGGAGCCTAATCATGGCTACATACAAAACACCAAAGAAGGTCAAGTCTGTTGTGGTGGGCGAAGAGCCCGCGAAGAAAACCATGAAGGACGCTAACGTGTCCGTGGCCAACACACGCAGCCAAGACTACAAACCCACCAAAACTTCGGGCATCAAGATTCGTGGCACAGGCGCTGCGACTAAAGGCTTGTACGCTCGCGGACCCATGGCTTAATAATGACCTACGACGAACTCTACGCTTCGATCCAGTCTTACACGGAAAATCAGTTCCCTGAGACTTACCTTGCTGATGGCAGTGCTGTGTCTACCCAGACGCAGATTGACACTTTCATCAAGCAGGCGGAACAGCGCATCTTCAACACGGTGCAGTTCCCATCGTTGCGTAAGAACGTCACCGGCACTACAACCCTGAACAACAAGTACTTGTCTGCCCCCAGCGACTTCTTGGCTGTCTATTCTTTGGCAGTGATTGATGCCACCGGTGCGTATGAGTATTTGTTGAACAAGGATGTGAACTTCATTCGGCAAGCGTACCCACAGCCGACAGATACGTCGATTCCTCGGTACTACGCTTTGTTTGGTCCAACAACCACCAACGATGCGACGCCCATCATCACTGATGAGCTGTCCTTCATCTTGGGCCCCACACCTGATGCAGCTTACAGCGTTGAGCTGCACTACTATTACTACCCCGAGTCAATCGTTGATGCGGCGGATGGTCGTACATGGTTGGGTGACAACTTTGACAGCGTGCTGTTGTACGGCTCGCTGGTTGAGGCTTACACCTTCATGAAGGGCGAGCAAGATATGGTGCTGTTGTACAACACCAAGTACAACGAAGCGCTTGCGATGGCTAAACGTCTGGGTGACGGCATGGAGCGAACCGACAGTTATAGAACCGGGCAATACCGTCAGGCGGTGACATGATGCGCCGTAACAGACAAGAAGCTAAAGCGCTTGGGCTACCTACGTGCTATGGCTCAACGTGCGCTAAACACCCTGAGCTTGAGGGGCTTCGGCGCGTGTCTGGCGCTTGTGTAGAGTGCGCTAAAGAAACATTGAAGGCTAATCGAGCCGCAAATAAAGAACGTACGCAGGCGCAACGTCGTAAAGACACGCTAAAAATGATGGCAAAACCAGAGATGGCGCAAAAGAAACGCGAACGCGACGCTCAGTACCGCAAAGAAAACAGAGACAGATGCCGCGCCATTATTGTTGCGTGGAGTGCACGCAATCCCGAGAAAGTCAAAGCGTACGCAAAGAAAACCAAATCGCTTAACTCTGGTCGTACATTGGCGCACACAGTCAAACGCCGCTTAGCAAAAATTAACCGCACACCTAAATGGCTTACTCCCGACGATCAATGGATGATTGAGCAGGCATACGAGCTGGCCGCTTTGCGCACCAAGCTATTTGGTTTTTCTTGGCATGTTGACCATGTGCTTCCGCTTCAAGGCAAACTTGTGTCTGGGCTTCACACCCCATACAATTTGCAGGTAATTTCGGGGGCAGACAATGTGCGTAAATCAAACAAATTTGAGGCGGTGACCTGATGGCGATCACTCAAGGCGCAACAAACACGTTCAAGCTTGGGTTGCCAAACGGCGACTTTGACTTTGGCACAGACACATTCAAGATCGCGTTGTACACCGGTGCAGCGTCGATTGGTCCAGACACAACTGCGTACACAACTGATGGCGAGACTGTGGCTTCGGGCTACACCGCTGGCGGCGAAACGCTTACTGTTACGCAGACACCTACAATCGGTAACCAAACAGGTAACGCCACGGTGTACTTGTCGTTTGCGAATGTCACATGGACTTCAGCTTTGACTGCACGCGGCGCGCTGATCTACAAATCAGGTTCTGGAAACCCAAGCGTTTGCGTGCTGGACTTCGGCGGCGACAAGACATCAACCACAACTTTCACTGTGCAGTTCCCTGCTGTCACCAGCACTGCCGCAATCATTCGCATTTCTTAAGGAGCAACAAATGTTGACCAACACAGCTAAAGCCGGTGGCGTTTACAAAGTGGTTTGCCACGACGCCGATGGTAATTTCAAGTGGGAAGAAACAACCCACAACCTCGTGGTGAACACGGGTCTGCAAGACATGAACACCAAATATTTTTCTGGCAGCTCATACACTGCTGCTTGGTACTTGGGTCTGATTACTGGTCCCGGCTCGGGCACCACAATCGCTGCTGCTGATACATTGGCTTCGCACTCTGGCTGGACCGAGTTCACCAACTACTCTGGTAACCGCAAGGCTGTGACGTTTGGTACAGCTACAACTGCTGACCCATCAGTGATTGACAACTCTGGTTCTCCTTCGCAGTTCACCATCAGTGGTGGTGGCGGCGTGGTTGCTGGCGCGTTCTTGTGTACTGTTGCCACAGGCACATCGGGCACTTTGTTCTCTGCTTCAGATTTCCAATCGCCCGGCGACCGTACAGTTGTGTCTGGTGACACATTGACTGTGACCTACACCTTCAGCTTGGATGCGGCTTAATCATGGCAACGCAATTCAAAAAAGGTGACGTCGTTCGGCTGAAAACCGTGACCCCACAAGGTCCGGTTCAGGCACTGCGCATGTTGGAAGACGGTACTGTTCAATGCTTGGTTGCATGGACAGACGCTGACGGCAATGCACAAGAACGTTGGTTTGACGAAGATGCTTTGACAGGGGTGTAATCTATGGCGTTCGTACTTGCTGATCGTGTCCGTGAGACAACGACGACTACGGGTACGGGCACCGTCACCCTTGGTGGAGCCGCGACCGGCTTCCAAACCTTCTCCGCGATTGGCGACGGCAACTCGACCTACTACACCATCGCAGGTCAAGGCACGAACGAATGGGAAGTGGGTATCGGTACCTACACTTCCAGCGGCACTACGCTCTCACGCGACACGGTGCTCTCATCGTCCAACAGCGGCTCACTTGTCAACTTTTCGTCTGGCACAAAGGATGTGTTTGTAACGCAGCCCGCTGAACGTACTGTGTATGTGGGCGCAAACGACCAAACGATCTATGGCGCAAACAACGCTCAAGGTAACGGCGGCTTGATCGTCAACGCCACAACAATCAGCAATAACTACACACTCCCCGCAGGGTACAACGCAATCTCTGTGGGGCCTGTCACTGTAGAAAGCGGCGTAACCGTCACGGTTACCAGCGGCCAAACTTGGGTGACCATCTAATGTCTACGATCAGCGCATCAACCACGTCAACAACCGCGTATGTAGTCACGGGGGACAGTACAGGCACGCTTGTCTTCAAGACAGGCGCTTCGCCAACTACGGCTGTGACGATTGATGGATCGCAGAATGTTGGTATTGGCACATCAAACCCTGCAACACCTTTACACATATATGCAAGCACACAAGAGCAGGTTCGTTTGGGGCGCAATTCAACCTCTAGCTCTGCCTATTTAACATTTTTTGCAAACAACGCGTCTTCTGCGCAAGTGCAGTACGCTGGCATCTTGGGCGATGTTGTTTCATCAACTGCGGGTTCTCATGGCGGCGCATTGCTGTTCTATACAACAGGCTCGGGCACATCGGCAGAACGCGCCCGTATCGACTCCAACGGTAACTTTGGTGTAGGGGTTACCCCAGCGGCATGGGGGAGTGGGGAAAGCGCGATACAGACCAAATATGGCACGTTGGCCGGTAGTTCTGGAATTAATATTGCCAGCAATGCGTACTACAACGCTGGTTGGAAATATATAAACACCGCTAGCGCTACTTGGTATTCTCAGTCCTCTGGCGCACATATCTGGAATACCGCAGGCTCAGGCACCGCCGGTAACGCCATCAGCTTCACCCAAGCGATGACTCTTAACGCATCGGGTAACTTGGGTGTTGGTACTTCCTCTCCGGGGGTTCGTTTAGATGTTGTTGGTACTGGCGGAGTTTTAACGGGCACAGCAAGATATGTTGCCCGTGTTTTGCAAGATCAAACCACATACAGAGGCGTTGCTCTTGGGTATGACACAAGCGGCCAAATTGGAATTATTTATCCAGAATCTGCTGGCGCAGCAAGCTCCTTGACATTTTGGACTTATAGCGGTTCTGCATGGGCGGAACGTATGCGTATTGATTCCAGCGCAAACATTCTGGTGAACATAACATCTGCGCCTATCAGTGCTTCAGGAGGCTTGTATGTTGCTGGTTTGATTTCTCCTTACAGCAACTACTCACCTTCTTCAAATATTGGTGGCCAAATTGCTTTTGCTGGTGCGCAGGGGTCCCCAGTGTGCGGTCGTGTGTATATGGGCGACAACACTGGATGGCAGTGGGAGTGGGGTCCTTACGGCGGCAGTGGCTGGGTTCGTCGTTTTTACTTCACTGATGGCGGCGCAGCTTATAGCACCACAGGCACATGGGGTACGATTTCTGATGCGACCCTGAAAGAAAACATTGTTGACGCAACCTCCAAGTTGGCTGAGTTGATGCAACTGCGCGTGCGCAACTTCAACTTTATTTCAGAGCCCGGCGTCAAGCAGCTTGGTTTTGTTGCGCAAGAAGTCGAACAGGTTTTCCCTCGTTTGGTTGACACCACACGCCCAGATGAAAACGGCAACTCAACCAAAGCAGTCAAAACAACCGTGTTGATACCAATGCTCGTCAAAGCCATACAAGAACTCAACGAACGCCTTGAAGCACTGGAGGCTAAAACATGGCCAGCGTAACAATCCTTTCTGACAACGGCGCTACCAGCGGCTCGGCCGGACTCAAGACGTCCGGCGGGAATGACGGCGTAATGCTGTTGCAAACGACAACGGCGGGGGGAACTCCGACCACTGCGGTGACTATTGATACATCACAGAATGTGGGTGTAGGTGTTACGCCTAGTGCTTGGAGTGGCGCTGGCCCTGTCGTAGAAGTTGGCACTTCAAAAGGTAATGCTTTCCGTGGTGCTGGTACTAACGATGCCAATGTGGAATCAAATGCTTACTACAACAGTGGCTGGAAATACGCTACTACTGGATACGCTAACCGATACGCTGCTGGTAATGGTAATACAGGAGGTCATGCTTGGTACAACGCAGCTTCTGGAACAGCAGGTAACGCCATCACCTTCACCCAAGCAATGACGCTTGATGCTAATGCCAAGCTGTCAACAAACGCCGCTCAATCAGGTGACAGCGGAGCCAGTTCAGCAACTAGAACATTGTTTCAACAGCAGACATCTGGAACCCAAGCAACTGCTAGTGTGTTCACGGTATATGGAATCATTCATCCTTCTGTTTACAGAACTATTCTTGATTCATCAACAGGTTCTGGTTCAGCAGCGCCATTGACATTTTCTGTTGGAAATTCTGAAGTAGGTCGCTTTGACTCCAGCGGTAACTTGCTGGTGGGGACTACAACCAATCCAGCAGTCGGGAAACTTGCTATTGCAGGAAATAACGGTGTTACTGGTTCAGCTATTGCAGTAACTAACCAAAGTGGAACTTCTCAATACTATGCCGCTGCCTTTTACAACAACGGCAATTCAGTTAGCTATTGCGGAAGTATTTCTATTTCTGGAACTACGACACAGTACGCCACTTCTTCAGACTACCGACTGAAAGAAAACATTGTGCCGATGACAGGTGCATTGGCAACTGTTGCTCAACTCAAGCCTTGCACTTATTCTTGGAAACCAACAGGTGAATCAACTCAAGGCTTTATTGCTCACGAATTGCAAGAAGTTGTTCCTGAATGCGTAATCGGTGAGAAAGACGCTGTTGACGACAATGGCAACCCCGTCTATCAAGGCATCGACACCAGCTTCTTGGTTGCCACATTGACCGCCGCTATCCAAGAACTCAAGGCCGAGTTCGACGCCTACAAATTAACCCATCCATAAGGAAACAAAATGTCAGCAACAATCACATGGACCATCCAATGGATGCAAGCCTACCCCCAGTACGACGGTCAAACCGATGTTGTTATTTCGGCGGGTTGGGCGTGCAATGGTGAACAAGTTGATGGGGATAACACATACAACGCTTCTGTGTACAACACAGCTTCATTTACACTTAACCCCGAACAGCCGTTCACCCCTTACGCAGACTTGACACAAGAGCAGGTGTTGGGCTGGGTGTGGGCGTCAGGCGTAGACCAAGCTGCTACTGAGGCCGCTGTTCAGCAGCAAATCGACAACCAAATCAATCCGCCCATCGTGCAGCCTCCCTTGCCTTGGGTGACACCACAGGAGTAAACATGAAAGAAATCACACTGCCTATCGACTTGGCCAACGCTGTCTTGGGTTACCTCGGCAAACAGCCATACGATCAAGTGTTCCAACTGATTCAGGGTATGCAGCAGGCTGCACAACAGCAGCAACAAGCACAGCCCACAGACGTTATCACTGAGTAATGTTTGGCATATCAGCTTACGCCCAGTCCCCCTACGCTAGTCTAGGGGGATCGTCTTTTGTATCGGCTATTGCCGAGGGCGTAACTGCGTCTGATGCCGTCTCCTCGCAGGTGGCACTTTTTTCTTCCATCGCTGAAGTAGCTACTGGCAACGACTTGGTGTACCCCGGTGCAGCCTTTGTCAGCCAAATCTTTGAGAGCATTGCCGGGTCAGACAGCATCTCGGCGCTGGCCACGTTCCCAACAGCCATCAGCGAATCAGCCACTGGTGCCGACACGGTTGCCACAGCACAGAACTTCGCCACCCAGATTTCTGAAACATCCACAGCCTACGAGTTCGCGTACGCTGGGCTTGACTTTGTTGGCCAGATCGCCGAGTCAGTTGCGGGTTCAGAGACACTTGTGCCAGCCAACGCATACTTTGTCACCGTGCCCGAGACAGCCACAGCTATTGATCTTGTGTATCCCACTGTTGCGTTTGTTGGGCAGATCGCCGAGTCGGTCACAGGCACGGACACCGTATCCACAGCAGTCAACTTTGCAGCTACCATTACCGAAGCTTCTCAAGCGCTCGACACGCTCGTTGCGCAAGCTGCCTTCCTTGCCTCGGTATCCGAGTCGGGCGTTGGCGCAGACACCATCCTTGGTGCGTTTTTGTGGAACATTATCAATGACAGCCAGACTGCAAACTGGCAAAATATCAACGACGCCCAGACCCCCGGCTGGCAGACAATCAACGACGCCCAGAGCACGAACTGGAACGTCATCAAGACTCAAACTTAAGGACGCAACATGCCTAGTTCCTATAACAACGCGCTACGCTTAGAAATGATCGGCACCGGTGAACAAGCCGGTATCTGGGGCGAGACGACCAACAACAACCTTGGCACTCTGCTCGTAGACGCAGTGGCGGGCTACACCTCAGTCTCAATCACAAGCTCAAGCCAAGCGTTGACGGCCATTGATGGTTTGGAAGATCAGTCACGCAACGCCATGATTGCGTTGACCACGACCACCACCGCTAACTTCGCGGTTTACATCCCAGCGTCGTCCAAGTCATACATCTTCTACAACGCGTCTCCTTATGTGGCGACGGTCTACAACTCGACCGTTACTGGAAACACAACCGCTGCTGGTACCGGCGTAGCCATCCCTGCGGGCAAAGTCATGGCAGTGTGGAGCGAAGGCACAAACGTCGCCCAGCAAAACACACACCTCATCTCCCCCACTATCGCCACGGCTACCCTGACTAGCCCAACGATGACAACCCCTGCTTTGGGTACCCCTGCTTCTGGTGTGCTGACCAATGCTACTGGGCTGCCGATTTCTACTGGCGTGTCTGGGCTTGGCACCGGTGTGGCTACCGCCTTGGCTGTGAACGTTGGCTCTGCTGGCGCCCCTGTCGTAAACGGTGGTGCGCTGGGCACACCTGCTTCTGGCACCCTTACAAACTGTACATTCCCAACCCTGAACCAAAACACAACAGGTAATGCTGCCACAGCTACTGCGCCCCAAAGCGGTGGTTCGTTCATCACATCAAGCAATATCGGTAGCCAAACAGTTGCGGCATGTACTGGAAACGCGGGAACTGCCACATCACCCCAGTCGGGCGGTTCGTTCATCACGTCAAGCAACATCGGCAGTCAGTCGGTCAACTATGCCAACAGTGCGGGATCAGCAAGTTCGGCCACAACAGCCACCACCGCCTCATCTGCCAATGCCGTTGTCTTGTCAAACACAAGCAACGTAACCCTCGTTGACTTTGCGGTAGGCACAACAGTTATCGTTTACTTAGGTTCTGGCACTCCGGGGGTCTCGTCTCCGTCTATCGCAAACAGAAACGCGGGACCCCCTCCAGGCTATATTATTATTGCTGGTAATGAAAGTTTTGGTACTGGTGGCGGTGTGTTTTCTACCACTTTGTCCGGAACATGGAGAGCCAGAGGTTATTTTGCGCCCTATAACGCGTACTACAACACCGCTGAATACTGGCAACCATACACACGCACCGCGTAAGGAGCAACTATGTCAAGAACATTTGGGCAGACCACACTTAGCGGCATCCGTGATGTGCGCACGATCAATGGAGATACCGCAACTTATTTTTGTAAGTTAACTTTGACTTTCAACGGCGAACCGCCCGAGGAAGTTAGGTATGTAGCACGCGCTTCCGATGTGGCTGAGACAGGCCAATGGGTGTACCAGCAGATCGTAGAAGGTAATTTTGCGGGTGAGATCATTAACCTAGCAGAAGGTGTTGACCCAGATACCGGTTTGCCCCCACCAGATACATCTGCGCAAGATGCTCGTCTTGAACGTCTTAAACGCATTACCGCTACTGACTGGACGCAGAACGCCGACATCCCACAAGCTACAAAAGACAAGTGGGCACCGTACCGTCAGGCACTGCGCGATGTACCGCAGCAAGCTGGTTTCCCACACAACATCGTTTGGCCAACACCACCTCAATAAGATGTGGACCCCTTCAGCCTACTCATGGCAGCGCAGGCTACCGTTGCGGCTATTCGCAGCGGGTGCGAGATGCTGTCTCAGGGCAAAGCTGAAATTACAAAGACGAAGGCTGCAATTGAAAAGGCTGTCGGGGACGGGAAGGCTATATATGCCGAAATCGTCGGTCTATGGGGCTGGATTTCCAGCTTATTCGGTGGTTCAAAGAAAAGCAACGCACCTGCGCCTACGGTCCAAACAAGTACTGCGAAACCTTCCAGCCGAGCCGTTAACTACAAACCAAAGCCCGTTGAGCAACTGAGTTACGAGGAGTACCAGACCCAAGCCATCCACCAGATTTGCGAACAGCTCAAGACCTTCTTCGAGATACGCAGGCAGTTGCAAGAATACTGTCACGAGCTTGAAGAAGAATCGAAAACCACAACCGACATTGAAGGTGCCGCGCTAGACAGGATTCAGATCGAAATGCAGCTTGAACAGATGACAGTTCAGATTCGGGAGACCATGATCTACACGCCCAAAGATATCGGGTTGCAGTCGATCTACACACGGTTCTTGAAGATGTACGACCAGATTCTGGAAGAGCGCGAGTTCGACAGAGCGCTGAAACGCAAACAAGAGATTGATGCAAGATGGCAACGCGAGTACCAACAACAAATCAGGGCAGCCAAGCTGGGGTACGCGGTCGTGGTGCTGGTGCTGGGGGTATGGATGACGGCACTGTTTTCCGCTCTATGAAGGAGTTCTACTGGTGGGTACTTATCGTCACATGTTTGATTGCACTGCTGGGGTTTTCAATCGCGTCAGCGTTGTTCTCGTACCAACAAGTGCGCAAGGCCGAGGTCATTCTCCAACGTGCCGAGCAGCTCGAAAAGAAGCAGAAACCAAAAATTGAACCGAAACCAGACAAGGAAGAATAAATGTTACCAATCGTTGCAGGCATCGTAGCCAACCTCATCAACAACGGGATGCACAAGGTCGCCGACCAAGTCATCGAAAAGGGCGTGGACGCCGTGCAGGAGAAGCTGGGTATCGAGCTCAAGCCAGAAGGCGAAGCCACCCCCGAGTACAACGCCAAGCTGCAAGAAGAAGCCAACCGCCACAGCGAGTTTATGGCTGCTCTGGACGAGAAGTCCGCACAGCGTGCGACCGACATGCAGATGGCTGCGATGATGTCATCCGACCAATTTGTGCGGCGCTTCCTCTATTACTACGCTTGGTTCTGGGGCATCTTCGCCTGTTCGTACTTCTTCGCTGTGTCATTCTTGGAAGTGCAGAACAAGAACCGTGACTTCGTGAACATTATCTTGGGCTTCTTGATCGGTACGACTATTCCAGCGATCATCGCGTTCTTCTACGGTCAGGCCAACAAAGCACGTGAAGACACCATGAAGCAGATGAAAGACTTGAAAGGTGACAAATGACACCTGAACTCGCCGACTTGCAAGCAGCCAAGATCAAAGACCCAGCCAAGTGGCTGGAGGCAGTGCGTGTTACCTGCCGAGAGTTCGAGATCAACACACCCCAGCGCATCGCTGGGTTCTTAGCCCAGACCAGCCACGAGTCTGGTGGCTACACCATGCTGAGTGAGAACCTCAACTACAAGGCGGCTACGCTGGCTGCGTGCTGGCCCAACCGCTTTGCGGTGCTCGGTCCAGACAAGAAACCCGTGAAGGATGAGAAGGGGAAACTGACTCCCACTGCTGTGGCTAACAGCATAGCCGGTAAGCCGGAGCTCATCGCCAACTTGGTTTACAGCGGTCGTATGGGCAACGGCCCCGCCGAGTCTGGTGAAGGGTGGCTGTACCGCGGGCGCGGGCTGAAGCAATTGACCGGGAAATTTAATTATGAAAAATGTGGTGCCGCGCTTGGTCTTGATCTCGTTGCTAACCCTGATCTTCTTCTTGAACCTATGGCTGCTGCCCGTAGTGCTGGATGGTTTTGGAAAGCTAATAACCTTTCTGCTTTCGCTGATGTAGGCGACATCAAAGGCATGACGAAGAAAATCAACGGTGGGTATATCGGGCTTGAAGCGCGCCAAGCGTTGTACGATGCGTGCTATGGACAGTGCCGCGCCTAAGTAGGAAAATACAGCCATGCCGTTACAAAAACTTCAATTCCGCCCCGGTGTCAACCGCGAAGGTACAACCCTAGCCAACGAAGGTGGCTGGTTTGAGTGCGACAAAATTCGCTTTCGTTCGGGCTTCCCCGAGAAGTTAGGCGGTTGGATTCTTGATACCGGCACGTACTACCCAACTGCCCCCATAGGCACGCTCGTGGCGAGCGGTACAGAAACATCAGCGGCTCCTCCAGCCGGTGCGTATTGGGGCGTATGTCGTTCCATGTGGAATTGGTACTCATTGGCCGGTAACAACTACTTGGGTTTAGGTACGAACTTGAAGTTCTATATCCAAAACGGCCCCAACGGTTACTTCTACGACATCACACCTATTCGTGACACAAACACAACTTCGGCTGGCACTGCGTTTTCGACGGTCAATGCTTCTACTACCGTAACTGTTAACGACCCCGGACATGGTGCCCAGACGGGTGACTTTGTGATGATCTCTGGCGTGAGCGGTGCGGTCAATGGCATTCCCGATACAGCGTTAAACAAAGAGTTCCAGATCACATACCTGAACGGCAACCAGTACAACATCTCGGTTAGTGCTCCTGCTACATCTACTGGCACTGCGGGCACTGCTACTCTCACTTATCAAATCACATCAGGTTCGGCTACATACACTGTGGCTACTGGTTGGGGCGCGGGTAACTGGGGCGGTACTACAGCAGGCTCTGTCACGACCACATTGAACGGCTCGATCAACTCAAGTGCCACCTCCATCACATTGACATCCGCAGCATCCTTTACTGCGTCTGGCACTATTGTTATTGATACCGAGTCCATCACATACTCCGGCAAATCAACAAACACCCTGACTGGTTGCGTCCGCGGCGCCAACGGTACGACTGCTGCGGCTCACACTTCCGGCGCTACCGTCACTCAAGTTGCCTCTTCTTGGACCGGTTGGGGTCAGGCTGCTGCAAGCGGTGTTGGTATTCAATTGCGTATCTGGAGCCAATCAAACTACGGCGAAGACTTGATCTTCAACCCCCGTGGTGGTGCGCTGTATTACTGGTCGGTGAACGCTAACCCCAACATATTTGATCGTGGTGTGGTTATGCAAGCAGGCACAACCGTTAATGGCGCGGTCATGGATAGCACAACGCCTTCCATTTCAAATATTGTGATGGTGTCAGACTCTTCGCGATTTGTTATTTGTTTTGGTACCAATGACCCATCAGAGACATTGTTTCCTGAACTTAATGGGGCGCAAGACCCATTGCTTATTCGTTGGTCACAGCAAGAAGAGTTCTACACATGGACGCCTTCACCAACAAACCAAGCAGGTGATTACCGATTGAGCCGTGGCTCTGAGATCGTAGCCACTCAACAAACCCGCCAAGAGATTTTGGTGTGGACTGATGCCGCCTTGTACTCTATGCAGTACTTGGGCCCCCCATATGTTTGGGGCTTCCAGATCATGGGTGACAACTTGTCCATTGCCGGACCGAACGTGGTGTCTGTGGCAAATAACGTGACCTATTGGATGGGCACCGACAAGTTCTACATGTACTCAGGCCGTGTGGAAACGTTGCCATGCACCTTGCGTCAGTATGTCTTCCAAGACATCAACATGACTCAGTCCTACCAATTCTTCTCTAGCACTAATGAGGGCTACAACGAGATTTGGTGGTTCTACTGCTCGGCCAACAGTAACACAATCGACAAGTATGTGGTGTTCAATCACCTCGAACGCACTTGGTATTACGGCACGATGGCGCGCACTGCTTGGCTCGATAGCCCACTGCGTACTGTTCCTATGGCTGCCGGTTACAACGGGCAGTTGATTTACCACGAGACAGGTAACGACGACGGAACCACAACACCCGTCTCGCCGATTGAGGCGTATTGCCAATCTTCTGACTTTGATATTGGTGACGGACACAACTTCGGTATTGTGTGGCGCATCATCCCCGATGTGACCTTTGACGGGTCAGACACTGCATCACCTTCGTTGGATTTCACTGTGCGCCCACGCCAAAACCCCGGCACGGCATACGGCACATCTGACAGCCCCACCATCACGAGCGGCAATAACTACTCAGGCCAACGCACATACAACGTGCAGCAGTTCACCGAGTATGCCTACGTGCGTATCCGTGGTCGTCAGATGGCGTTCAAAATTAGCTCCAACGACCTTGGTGTTGCTTGGCAACTCGGCACACCGCGTATTGATGTGCGCCCAGACGGACGACGCTAATGGCAACGAACCAACGCAATCAACTACAAACAGTTGCCCCGCCGCGCTTACCTGCGGCACCGGTGGAGTACAGCCAACGATATGGTGACGACCTTACCAACGTACTTCGTTTGTTTTTTAACCAGCTCAGCAACGGGCTGGCATCGGTACTTGCGCCAGAAGGCGGTAAGTACATCAACAATGTGTACGCTGCTATCCAACGCACGACTGACAAGACCTTTACAGCAAACACTGCGACACAAATTACATTTGACCAAACGGACTACATCAACGGTGCAACCAACGACGGCACCGATGGTATTGCGGTAGATCAAGCGGGCATATACAACTATCAGTTCAGCGTGCAGTTGAAGAACACCGATACGCAGATTCACTCGGCTTGGATTTGGTTGAGGGTAAATAACGTTGATGTGCTTGGTACCGGCAGTAAGTTTGATGTCACCGCTTCGCACGGGGGCACACCCGGATACAACATTGCCGCGTGTAATTTCTTTGTTGAGCTACAAGCTAACGATACCGTTGAAATGTGGGCCGCCGCGAGTAACACCGCTGTGACTTTTGATGCCCTTGCTGCTCAAACTTCCCCCTTCGCTATGCCTGCCGTTCCGTCAGTCGTGGCTACTCTCACATTTGTGTCTTCTATCTTGACATGATAGACTCTGTTAACCCCCAATTCGCGAGGCTTTAATGGGCTTTTTATCTTCCATGCTCCCAACAATCGCTGGTGCTGGCCTTATGGCTGCATCGGGCGGTACCATTAACCCAATGACCGCTGGCTTGATTGTGGGCGGTCTTCAAACTGCGCGTACTGGCGACCTTAATAAAGGTTTGATGGCCGGTCTGGGTGCTTATGGCGGTGCCGGTATTGGACAAGGTTTGGCAGCTTCCGCAGCTACTACCGTTCCAGAAGGCGCGCAGATGGCCGCCGCTGCGGGTGACCCAACTGCTGGTATCAACGCAATGGGTGGAATGGACAAAATGACAGCCGGAGCTCAGGGGTTGGGTTCACAAGCTGGGCGTGATGCCTTCATGGCTAGAGTTGGTGGTGGTTCTGGTTTACTCAAAACTGGACTTGCAGCTACGGCACCAATGATGATGCCTACAACTGAACAACCTCAAATGCCTGTCGGTGACAGCACAATGCCTCAACGTTTGAAATACAACCAAGGCACAGCAACACCTTTGCCAGCACCAGACGTGCCCGGCTACGACAATCTAGGCCAAGACTTTGGCCGCCAACAACGCTACTTCCCAAATGCTGGGTATCAGAACATTACTCCTGAAGAAGCCAAGTCGATCCGTGGCTATGCCGCAGGTGGCTATATGAGCGGTGGTCCAGTTGAGGCCATGTCTCAAGCTAACGCTGTGGGCCAGAACACCGGATACCCTCAAGCCGACATTACTGGCCATGCGTACGCAACACCATGGCAAACACCCGTGAGTCAAAACGTAGTGGCTGGCACTGCCGACACCGGAGTGAACCGCATGACTGGCCAGATGCTGGCCGAAGGAGGCGCAGTTGAGCCGACCCCCGACTTCCAAGAACCGTACACCGCTATGGCGCGAGGTGGACTCTCTGACTTGGGTTCTTATTCTGATGGTGGCCGACTGCTTCGTGGGCCCGGTGATGGTGTATCTGACTCTATCCCTGCTGTGATCGGCAAAAAGAAACCTGCGCGTTTAGCTGACGGGGAGTTTGTGGTACCTGCACGTATCGTTTCTGAGTTGGGTAATGGCTCTACTGAAGCAGGTGCACGTAAGTTGTACGCCATGCTTGACCGTGTGCAGTCTGCGCGCAAGAAGTCCATCGGTAAAGGCAAAGTGGCTAAAGACAGCCGCGCCGACAAACTTCTGCCAGCGTAAAGATGCCCCTGTATCACATCCAACCCAGAGAGTTACCGCAGGTGTGGCCGACAGCCGCGCCCATGCTCCAGAAAGCGATTGATATTGACCCCTCAGCCGTGACCATCGAGCAGGTTGAGTATGCGGTAAGAACAGGCCAATCACACCTTTTGGTGTGGGACGAACCCGGCGTAGGCGTGACCGGTGCAGTGACAGTTGATTTTATTGACTACCCCCGTGCGCGTGTAGCGCATGTGAACTTGATGGGTGGTAAAGGCATCGTCAAACAGCACGTGTTTGAAGAGGCTATGAATTGGATGCGAGCACATGGGGCTACGAAAGCTCAGTGCTGGTGTCAGGACAACTTGGTGCCCATGTACGAGAAGATGGGCATGGCAAACACCCATAAGGTGATGAGGATTGAATTATGATTCCAAAGCTTAAATCTGAAGGCTACTCACGCGACGGTATCCGCTTGTACCCCATGGACGGCGGTGGTGGCTCCAGCAGCGGTGGCGGCACTCAAATCCAAGAGCTCCCAGAATGGGCTCGTCCTTACGCCAAGTCAACCCTAGAGAAAGGCGCAGCTCTTTCCGAGAAAGGGTACCAAGCCTACGATCAGCCCCGTATCGCTGGGTTCAGCCCAATGCAGCAGCAGGCGCAACAAAACGCCGCAAACATGCAGACTTCCGGTGCCACCGGTGCGGGTATTGATGTTGCCGCAGAAGTTGCAGGGCGTGGGCTCGGTACCAACTACCAAGCCGGTCAGTTCCAAAACCAATTCCAAGCTCCTGACCCATACCAAGCTGGGCGCTTCCGTGCCGACCGAATCGGCACTCAGTCGTTTAACCAGCCCGGTGCAGCCGAAGATTACATGTCACCCTACATGCAGAATGTGGTGGATGTTCAACAGCGCGAAGCTCGTCGCGCATCGGATATAGCACGTCAAGGTCAGCAGGCTCAAGCCGTCGGCGCCGGTGCGTTTGGTGGTTCTCGTCAAGGTTTGGTTGAAGCCGAGCGCCAGCGCAATCTAGCTACACAACTGGGCGACATTCAGGCTACCGGCCAACAAGCTGCGTTTACTCAAGCACAGCAGCAATTCAACGCTGACCAAGCTCGCCGACTGCAAGCACAACAAGCAAACCAACAATACGGCCTGCAAGCGCAGCAACTGGGGGAACAGTCTCGTCAGTTTGGTGCTGGCCAAGGTCTGCAATCCGCCAGCCTCGGTGCTCAATACGGTCAAGCTGCCAACCAGCTCGGTGAACAGTCACGCCAATACGGTGCTGGTCTTGGGTTACAGGGGCTTCAAACTGCGCTTCAAGGTGCTGGCCAGCTTGGTACTTTGGGCGGTCAGCAGTTCCAGCAAGGCATGGACATCAACAAGTTGCAATCCGCTTACGGTGGCCAGCAGCAGGCACTGCGTCAGCAAGGTCTGTCTCAAGCTTACGAAGACTTCCAGAACGAGCAGAACTACCCATACAAGCAGTTGGGCTTCTTCAGCGACTTGATTCGCGGTCTACCTCTGGGTCAACAAACAGCCAAGAGTATGTACGAGCCAAACCCCGGCATGGCGCAACAGATCGGTTCTATTGGTTTGGGTGCCTATGGCTTGAGCAAGTTTATGGCCGAGGGTGGCATGACCTACGCCGACGGCGGTTCTGTGGACTCTCCCGACAACGTGGGACGCATCGTAAGCAAACTGTCAGATCAGCAGCTCCAACAAGCAGCGCAGGCTGCACAAGCCCGTGGTGATATGGACCAACTCGAAGCCATTCAAAGCGAGATGGGCATGCGCGCTTCTGAGCGCCGCGGTTTGGCCTCCGGTATCACACCTCAAGTTGCTGAGCGTATGGCCGGTGGTGGCGTGGTTGCGTTCGCTGGTGGTGGCGTCAATGACTATATGAATACGCTGAGCGAGCTAGGCAAGAAGGATATTTCTCAGACACCCGAGCAAATCGAAGCTGGGATCAGTGCAGCGATGCCTGCTGTTGAAGCGAGATACGGAAAAAGTGCGTTGACCCCCTACATGGAGGACGTCAAAAAAGAGCGCGCTGGATTGAGCAAAATGTCTGATGAAGGCGTCGGCCTTGGCGCACTTGCTGCGTCTCAAGCTTTGCTGCGTCCCGGTAGTACTTCTCGTGCTATTGCTGGCGCCATGGGTGCGTTCGGTCAAGAAGTTGTGAAGATGAAGAAGGAACAGCGCGAAGCCGACCGCCTCTTGCGCCAGTCCGAAATCACTTTGGCTACCGCAGAACAAGCACGTGCAGACGGCCTCAAAGGCAAAGCCGAGGCTCTGTACGACAAGTCAAGAGCGCAAGAAAAAGAAGCTCTCGAACGTCGAATCAACATTACCGAGAAGCAGGCTACCATCCAAGCAGGTATCGAGAACTCCAAGCGTCAGGCTGCGGCTTCTATGGCCGGGGTTAACAAACCTACCGATTTGGACAAGCAGGCTCAAGCTCTGTTCGATGCAAGGGTGGCCAAAGACCCATCTATCGCTACCGACCCCGTCAAGAGAGCAGAAACCATGGCTCAGGCTCGTGCTACTGCCGCCGACCAGCTCGGTCGTTACCCCGGTTCTGTTCGTGCTGAAGCAGCTACTAACGCCGCTGAAGCTAAGGCTGAGAGTGCTGAATTGAAAGCCGCGCTGGAGGTGAACGGTCCGTACATCAAGGCGATGCAAAAGGGAGACTACGCGGAAGCTGCTCGCATCCGTGACCAAGTGGCTGCCGTTATCTCAAGCAAGAAACCACAAGGCGGTAAGCCTACTGAAACCCCTACCCAACAAACACCTGCTGCGCCTACAATTAAACCCGGGCAAATCATGCAAGGCTATCGCTTCAAAGGCGGCAACCCCGCAGATCAAGCGAACTGGGAAAAGGTGTAACAGATGGCGACAGGACCTTGGGATTCATTCAAAACACAACAGGCTGAAACGAGTGAACCCCAAGAACAGGGTCCTTGGGCACAATTTGCGGAACAAAAACCCGTAGAGTCTGGCCCTTGGGCGCAGTTCGCTAAGCCTGAACCAAAGCCGGAAGATCAGTCCTTCCTGCGGCAAGTTGCCGACGTCCCCTTGAAAGCCGTATCCGGTGTGGCCACCGGTGTGCGTATGATCGCTGACGCCTTCGGCGCGGGTAGTGACGTGTCCAACTCCATCAAGGGGGTCGAGGACTACATCGGTGCTTTGTATAGCGCCCAGTCCAAGAAGGACTCCCAAGAGATCGCCCGCATCATGAAGGAAGCGGAGGATAAGGGTGTTGCCGACCAAGTCACGGCAGCCGTGAAAGCGTTCTCTGTTGCTCCTATCGACACAGTCGTAAACGCGCTGGGTACTTCAGCTCCTGCAATCGTTGCTGGGCTTGGTGCTTCTGTGCTCGGTGCTGGCGCACTCGCTGCTACCGCAGTTGGCGCAGGTGTTGGTGCCACCATGGGTGCAGGTACCGTCAAGGGTTCTATCTATGACGCCGTCAAGGACGCGCTTGGTAAGACAGACATGTCGCCAGAACAGATCGAAGCTCGTGCGCAAGTGGCGCAGGAGTACGGCGGCAAGAACTTAGACATGATTCTGGGCGGTGCCGCCCTCGGCACAATCGGCGCGACTACAGGTTTCGAGCCTGCCGCTGCACGTCAGTTGGCCAAGAGCATCGTTACGAAAGCGGCTACCAAAGAAGCCGCAGAACAAGCCGCACAGGAGACCGCAAAGATCGCTGGTCGTGGAGCCGTCAAACAAGCTGGTGTTACCGGTGCTAAGGAATTCGCAGGTGAAGCGGCGGAAGGTGGCCAAGAACAACTCGCAGAAAACATAGCTCTTCAGCGTGAAGGCTTTGATGTACCCACCATGCGCGGCGTGGTTGGGCAGGCTACTTTGGAAGGTTTGGCTGGCGCTGGTTTGGGTGCTACTGCCGGTGCGCGTGAAGCGTTACAAGCCAAAGAAGAGCTGCGTAGAAAAGAAGCTGGTGAAGCCATCGACAAGTTCCAAGAGGCGGCTGGAGTTACCGGCACACCCGAAGAACGCGTGCAGGACATTGCGCTTGAGCTACAAGAAAAGAACGGTTTGATGGAAGAAGAGGCGGTTGGTCTGGCCAAACAGATCGTCGCCGATGAAGCCAAGCAAGAGCAGGCTGCCCCAACACCCGAAGGGTTGGAAGGCGTTCAAGCCGACCCCGAACGAATCATGGACCTCAAGGATCAGTACCAACAAATTGGTATGTCCGAGGCCGAAGCACTTGAAGAAGCCACTGCGGTAGCAACAAGGGAGGCACAGGACGATGCGCTTGCCGAGAGAGAAGCAACAGGAGCAGCAGATGTTGGAGAACCTATCACCGAAGCAGGTGGAGTCAGCCCTGAGTTGGTTGGACAGCCCGATCAAATCGCCCCCACCACAGGAGTTGGAGAACCTACAACCGATGGAATGGTTCCTGCTGGAGAGAATGTTGCACCTACTGTTGCAGGAGAAGCAGTCGAGCCCGTTGCATTAGAAGCCCCTGCGCAACCCGGCATTGAAGCAGCCCCTGCCCCCGAAGCAGCCCCAGTTGGCGCCGAAACTATTGAAGCCCCACAAGCCGAAACACAGGTGCAAGAACTCGCTGGCCAACCCACCGAGGTGATTGCCGAGAAGGTTGACGTGCCTGCGGAAGCCACGCTCGAAGGAGCGCCTACTGAAGAAGCCGTAGCTGAAGAGAAACCCAAGCCAAGCCGCAAGGGTATCGGCGGGCGCAAGGCGCTTACACCTGAGCAGAAGGCTGTCTCTGAAGATCGACGCAAGCAACAACGGTTGGATTACAACCGCAACAACAAAGCTGTTACAGCTGCGGAAACTCTGCTCGACACTGCGCTGGCGCCGATTGACCCAGCGATGATTGAAACGCGTGAAGCCTTGGTCAGTGCTGAGGACGAAAAGCGTATTGGTCGCGTGCAGGCTATCAAGTCATTGTTGATGCTCCAGAAATCTCTCAAGGGAACTGGTTTTGTTAAACGCATCAACGACAAGCTGAAGGCCGCCAACGTAACGCCCAAAGAGCTCGCCGACATCAAAGCTGGCATGGAGCGTCAGATTTCTAAGTCCACCACCGGCACAACCAGCAAGGGCAACGACGACTTCAAGACTGCCACCACCGGTGCACAGGCACTCGCTATTGTTCTGAAGACAGGCAATACATTCCAGCAGTTGTTGGCTCGCCGACTGCTTCCATTCGTCAAGGATGTGAAGTTCCAAGTGGTTGAGGAAGGCGAACCCACGCCTACGCAGATCGCCCAAGGCGGTGCAATTGACGACTGGAATGTGTCCCGTGGTTTGTTCCTGCGCATCACCAAGACAGGCGAGCGCTATGTTTTCATTCGTGGTACCAGCGCAGGTACAGGACAAGGCGCCAACAACGTTACCGTGCTGCACGAGCTGCTGCACGCTGCGCTCAACAAGAAGATGGACTTGGCACTCGACGCCATCCAGAGTGGACGCGTTAGCGATGCGGGCCTCATCCGTGCCTACAACGACCTGCTTAAAACAATGAACTTGACGGCAGAGCGCCTGAACAAGTACATCGACCGTGGCATCACACCTGCCTACATGGAAGAGTTGGTGGACGCTGGAATCTTTGACGACCCACGAGAGTTTGTTGCCTATGCAATGACCGACCCTGAGTTCCAGAAGTTCTTGCGCAACACCCCCGGCCACATTAAGAAGTCTTTGTGGACTCAGTTCGTGGACAACGTCCGTGCCTTCTTCGGCATGAGCGGAGACACAACCAACGCTCTTTCGGACATCATCGACATCACCGACCAACTGATTAGCGGTAAGCTGGACAAAGGTATGCGCACTCAATTGGCTGCTGAACAAGCCGCAGCCGTCGGGCCAGCCGAGGTTTCTTCGCAGGTCAAGAAGAAGGTGCGTCAGAAGAAGCAGAAGGTGGATGCACTTACTGTTAAGTTGCAGAAGTCCAATCTCGCCGACAGCATCCGCAATGAGACCATTACCGACTTGACCAAGCTGCGTGACCAGAACGAGTTTGTCGATGTGATGGTGTCAGGCTGGAAGTCCTTCGCCCTCAAGTCTTTGCAGCAGTTGCTCCCAGCGTTGCAAACAGAAACCATCGTAGCTTGGGCTGATCGACTCGGCATCAAGGGCATCACAGAAGCATGGCAAGGTATCAGTGACATGAGCGCAATGCGTAACAAGCGCACGAACGCCATGGTTAAGGTCGCCGACCGACTCCAAGAGTTGGCTTCTAAAGATGCGGACCAATACCAGAAGCTGGCCAACGTGATGCACGCCACCACGCTGTCGTCCTACGACCCAAGCACGGCTACTATCCGCAACCCACGACTCGACAAGTTGTGGAGCGGCCTGACTGATACAAGCAAGCAGTTGTACGCTGAGGTGCGTGACTTCTATAAACAGAACCACGAGCTGTATCACATGCTGCTGGAGGAACAGATCAAGCAGTCAGATTTGTCTGGCAAAGCCAACGACCCCAACAGCCCCAAAGGTAAGTTGATCGCTGAGATCAAGAAGATGTACGAAGAAGGCAAGAAGCTGTATCCGTACTTCCCACTGATGCGCTACGGTCAGTATTGGGCTCGCGTCGGCAAAGGTAAGAGCGGTGAATTCCAAATGTTCGAGAGCGCTTTCGACCGAGAGCGTTTCCTGCGCGCCCGCGTGCGCCAACTCAATGAGTCTGGAGATACACGCACCCTTGAAAAGATGATCGAAGACGGAGACATTGACTCCGGCAACGACTTGACCAACGCCCGCAAACAAGACATGGATGCGAGCACCATGCTCAAGGAAATCTTCAACAGCATCGACGCTGGGAAGAAGGGCGGCACAGAAGTTGACGCCGACAAGCTCAAGGACGAGATTTATCAGTTGTACCTGCACACGCTCCCAGAGCGCAGCTTCCGTCGCAAGTACATGCACCGTCAAGGTAAGGCTGGCTTCGGTGGTGATATTCACCGCAACTTCGTGGTGTCTGGTACCGACTCGGCTAGCCAGTTGGCTCGCTTGAAATACGGCCCACGCATCATGAACCAGATTGAGCGTGCGCAATCTTCGTTGCAAGGCAACCCCGACAAGTCACGTTTGGGTGAGTTCGTTACCGAGATGCGTATTCGCACAGAGCAGCAGGTTCGCCCTGACCCAGAGAGCAGCATCGGTTTCGCAGCCTCCAACTTGATTAACAAATCGGCGTTCTTGTGGTTGATGACTTCGATCAAGACCATGGTGTCTCAGTTCACAGCTATCCCTATCTTCGTAGCTCCTGTGCTGTCGTCCAAACACGGCATGGTCAAGACTGCTGCGGCTTTGGGTAAGTCCATGAACATCTTCAACGGTTTGGGCGTTACCGACAAAGACGGCAAGTTCACGATGCCGACTATGTCCAACCTGACAAGTTTGACTGCGGACGAACAGCGCGCTGCTCAATACATGCTCGACCACGGCATCAGCGAAACCACGCTGGCCTATGACTTGGGCAACCGCCGTAACGAAGCAACTGCTCTCAACCAGAGCACAGCGCGTAAGGTTCTCCGTGGCACCGGCAACGCTATGACTGCGTTGTTCCACCATGCCGAGCGCATGATTCGTGAGCTAACGTTCATGACTTCGTATCGCTTGAACAGAGAAAAGGGTAAGACACACGAGCAAGCCCTGCGTTTGGCCGAGCAAGAAAGCCATGAGGCACTGGGTAACTATCACGCCTCAAACCGCCCCCGTGGTTTGCTGGCCGACCAAGAACATAGAGTGCTGCTGAATGCGCACAAGCCGATGGGCCGCTCGCTGTTCCAGTTCAAGATGTTCCCTGCGTTTGTGACTACATACTTCGTGCGTAACTTCTACCGCGCCATTTCGTTGGAGTCGGACCCCAAGGTGCGCAAAGAAGCCGCACAGCAGTTTATTGGTTCACTCACCATGTCCTACGCATTGGCTGGCATGGTCGGTATTCCCGGCATCAGCTTTACTTTCGGCGTGCTGCAAGGCATCTTGAACGGTTTGCGTGGTGACGGTGAGGACGATCCGCTGGAAGGTCGCGACTTGGAGTTCTGGTTCCGCAACATTTGGCTGCCTAAGACTTTCGGTAATGTGAAGGTCGGCGACCATACGCTCGATGAATTGCTTGACCGTGGTTTGATTGCCGCGCTAACCGGCTACGACATTAGCAGCAGCTTGTCGATGAACAACATGTGGTTCCCCGAAGTGAAAGAAGGCGCTACTGCTTCTGCGGAAGTGCAAGACTACTTCATGTCTTTGATCGGCCCCGGTGCATCGCTGTTTGTCAAACAAATCCCCAAGGCGGTGGACTACTTCAACCAAGGCAAGATTTTCCAAGGTATGGAGACTTTGATGCCTGCTATCTTCCGTGCACCAATGACTGCGGCACGCTATGGTAAAGAGGGCGCGACCACTACCTCCGGTGCGATCATCAAGGACAAGGATGAGTTCACTCAAGGCCAGCTCATTGCGCAATCACTTGGCTTTGCAACCGAGGGACTCCAAGCACGCCGCGAAGCTATCTTCAAACTCCAAGGCGAAGTGATGAAGGTTAAACGTGAGCGCACGAGCTTGATGGACCGCTTGGAGCTGGAGATTGATAAAGGTAACGATGAGGATGTCAGCAAAGCGTTCGAGAACATCTTTAAGTTCAACTCAAAGAACCCAATGAACTCCATCGGTGGTGATGACTTGTCGGCTTCGTTGAAGAAACAAATGCAGCGCAAGATTGTTTCGGATCGTGGCTTCCCCATCGACAAGAAGTTCTACCCGCAGCTCGTCGAAATCCTTGAGCCAAGCGCTAAGAAGTTGGACCGCGAAGAGAAGGCGGCAAAGAAATAAAAAATGCCCCGCACTAGGCGGGGCTAAGTCTCAGAGGAGATTCCATGAACAACCGAGGTTAGTTTATGTCATTCCCTCCAGACGCGCAATCCTTTGATGCCATCTTCGATGGTCACCTTGGTTAGAACTTTGATCTTCAGTCGCCGACAAACTCGGGCTAACTCCTTCCTTGCCGCCTCGTGGTCAATGCAGGGTACAAAAAAGGAGTAGCCGCGTCGGAACTTGGCCCAGTTAATTCGGTACGTCACCGTCTCGATCTGCATCGGCTTCGGGCTCCACAGGGACGAGGTTATCAAAGTTCTTCGTGTTGAAGTGCAGGGCACGCACGGCGGGGGAGTTCATCTTCATGCCCTTGGACATGCGCTTGTTGATGGTGTCGATGAAGATACCCTCGTTGTGCAGTTGCTTGAGCGCGTCG